GTTGAAGGCATTGCTCAAAGCGCCCTCAACGGTCCTGACACAGGCGGCCACGCAGGCCAATCGCGCGTGGTTGGCCGACAGTTTCCTGACCGAGGTCGAGACCCGCTATGGCGGTACGCGGTTGGGTCGGCAGGAATTGGAGGGCGTATTGCTCGACGATACCGAGGGCACGTTGTTCCCCGTGGCGCTGATCGAAGCCAGCCGCGTGGAAAGCCCGCCGGTGTTTGACCGCGTCGTCGTGGCGGTTGATCCGGCGGTGACCGGCCATGCCGGTTCGGACCTTTGTGGCATTGTCGTTGTCGGTGCCGTCACCCGGGGGCCGGTCGCCGATTGGCGCGCTTATGTGCTCGAGGATGCCAGCGTCCGGGCGTCGAGCCCCACGGATTGGGCGAACGCAGCGATTGATGCCATGCAGCGCCACGGGGCTGAGAAACTGGTGGCCGAGGTCAATCAAGGCGGCGATCTTGTGGCCAGTGTCTTGCAGCAGGTTGATCCACTGATCCCCTACCGCGGCGTTCATGCGACACGCGGCAAATCTGCCCGCGCCGAACCGGTCGCGGCGCTTTATGAACAAGGCCGCGTCAAACACCTGCCCGGCCTTGGTTTGCTCGAGGAGCAAATGGCGCAAATGACCGCGCAGGGGTTTCGTGGCACTGGCAGTCCGGACCGGCTGGATGCGTTGGTCTGGGCGCTGCACGAGCTGATCCTGGAACCCTCTGCCACATGGCGCAAACCGCGGATGCGCGTGCTCTAAGCCTTTCTTTGTTCTTCAAATATCCTGGGGGTGAGCCGCACCGCGGCGAGGGGGCAACGCCCCCTTTTTGCTGTGTTGCACCCCGGCGCGGGGCACCGCGCGTAGACCTTTCCTTATGGCAAGGGTTTGCGCCGATAACTCGTTTCAAGGCCGAGGCATCAGAGTTTCACCGATGCCACGCGACAAGGAGGCACGCATGTTCGATTTCTTACGTAAGCCGGTGGCAGCACCTGAGGCAAAAGCCTCGGCTGTTGGACCGTTGACCGCTGGCGCAGTCGGGCGGATGGCGGCTATTCAGGCGGCAACGCAACCAAGGTGGACGGCCCGCGATACTGTGTCGCTGACCCGCGCCGGGTTTCAAGGCAATCCGGTGGGTTTCCGCGCCGTTCGTCTGATTTCCGAGGCCGCAGCGGCATTGCCGATGGTCTTGCAGGACGCCGAGCGTCGCTATGACCAACATCCGGTTTTGGGACTGATGCGACGGCCAAACCCGGCGCAGGGACGCGCCGAATTCCTCGAAGCGATTTACGCACAGATCATGCTATCCGGCAGCGCCTATATCGAGGCTGTGGCCGGAACTGATGCCGGAATGCCTGCCGAGTTGCATGTGCTGCGCTCGGACCGCATGAGTGTGATCCCCGGCACAGACGGCTGGCCGGCGGGTTACGAATATGCGGTAGGCGGGCGCAAGCATCGCTTTATCGCCGGCGACGGCCCGTCACCGATTTGCCACGTGCGTTCCTATCATCCACTTGATGACCACTATGGCCTGTCGCCAATCGAGGCTGCGGCCACCGCGCTTGATGTGCATACCAGTGCCAGCCGTTGGTCCAAGGCGCTGCTGGACAATGCGGCGCGGCCCTCAGGCGCGATTGTCTTTCGGGGCTCGGACGGCCAGACCTCCATGTCACCTGAACAGTTCGAGCGCCTGCAGGAAGAGATGGAGATGCACCATCAAGGCGCGCGCAACGCGGGCCGGCCGATGTTGCTTGAGGGTGGCCTGGATTGGAAACCGATGGGGTTCAGCCCGTCGGACATGGAATTCCACAAAACCAAAGAGGCAGCCGGTCGCGAGATTGCATTGGCCTTTGGTGTGCCGCCGATGCTGTTGGGCATCACCGGCGACGCGACCTATGCCAACTACCAAGAGGCCAATCGCGGATTTTACCGGCTGACGGTGTTGCCTCTGGCGGCCAAGGTCACGGATTCGCTGTCGCATTGGCTGTCGGGCTATCTTGGCGAGGCGTTAGAGCTAAAGCCTGACCTTGATCAGGTGCCCGCGCTGGCGATTGAACGCGAGCAGCATTGGCGCCGTGTCGCCGAGGCAGAATTCCTCTCGGACGCAGAAAAACGCGCCTTGTTGGGGCTGTCCCCGCGCACCGAGGGCGCATGACGGCGCAACGCCGAGCGGTCGGCGGGTCACGGTTTTTGTATGACAGTTTCGACCTTGCACAGGCCCGGATCGACGCCCAGGAGCGCGTCGAGACCGAGCGCCGCGCCGGGCTTGATTACCGCTTGGGGCGCATCGAGGAAACGCTGGAACGTATCGAAAAACGTTTGTGGCTGGTGGTTTACGGGGTGGCGTCGGGTGTGTTGGTGCACGGGGCGCTGGCCTTGATGGTGGCTGGGATCTGAGGAGAGACGATGACAGGGTTAGAGACAAAATTCACCCAACCGGGTGTGGCATTGTCGGACGGGTCGCTGATCCGGGGCTATGCATCGGTGTTCGGCGTCAAGGACCGCGGCGGCGATATCGTCATGCCGGGGGCCTATAGCGCCAGCTTGAAACGGTTGACCGAAGGCGGTGGCCGCGTGCGGATGTTGTGGCAGCACGATCAGGGGCAACCGATTGGCGTCTGGGACGAGGTTGTCGAGGACACGCATGGCTTGCGAGTGCAGGGTCGTTTGCTGACCGACGTTGCCAAGGGCCGCGAGGCGGCGGCGCTGATGGCGGCGGGGGCGGTCGATGGTTTGTCGATCGGCTACCGCACGCTGCGGGCCGAAAAGCAGACCGGCGGCGGGCGCACATTGCACGAGTTGGAGTTGTGGGAGGTGTCGCTTGTGACCTTTCCGATGCTGCCGGTGGCACGGGTTTCGGCCAAAGAAGACACCCGCGGCGAAAGCCTGGAGGCAGTGTTTGTCAAGGGCTTGGACGCGGCGCGGATGGCATTGAAGCGCTGACGATCACGATTTTCAACAGACACAGCGCAGCGGATTTTGGCCGGTGCGGTGGCGGCGGGTGCCTCGGTGTGGCCTGCCAAACCAAGGCAACCCAGAAAGGACGGACATGAACAGCAGCGAATTTCCCGGCTCGAAAAGCCCGGATACTGATGTGACGCACGAGCCGGTCGGTGAGGCGACGCAACTGAAGACTGCGATGGAGGGGTTCGTGAATGAAATCAAATCCTTCCGTGCAGACGTAACAGGCAACTTGAAAAAACAGGACGAGCGATTGACCATGCTGGACCGTAAATTTACCACCAAATCTGCCCGCCCCGTGCTGGCGCAATCCGACGCTGGCGAGGGCCTGCACCTGAAGGCGTTCGACGCCTATTTGCGTAGCGGCGACGACGACGCGCTGCGGGGTATCGTGCTTGAAGGTAAGGGCATGAATACGTCGGTGAACTCTGAGGGTGGCTATCTCGCTGATCCACAGACTTCCGAGCGTATTCAGGGTGTTCTGTATGCTTCGGCCTCGATCCGAGCGATTGCGAGCGTTGTTCAGGTCGAAGCCGGTTCGTTCGATGTTCTGGTTGATCACGGTGATGTCGGCTCCGGTTGGGCCGTCGAGGCTGGCCCGATTTCCGAGACTGGCAGCGCTGCGATTGATCGCATTTCGATCAAACTGCATGAGCTGTCTGCGATGCCAAAGGCCAGCCAGCGTTTGCTGGAAGACAGCGCCTTTGACGTCGAGGGTTGGCTAGCTGACCGCATCGCGCAGAAATTCGCACGCGCCGAGGCTGCGTCGTTCATCTCGGGCGACGGCGTCGACAAGCCACGCGGCATTCTGGATCACACGATCGCGGCCAATGACGCCGCCGTCTGGGGTGAGTTGGGCTATGTCGCCACCGGTGCGGCGGGTGATTTCGACGGCACCAATCCTGCGGATGCGATCGTTGATCTGGTCTATGCGCTTGACGCTGGCTACCGCGCCAATGCGGCGTTTGTGATGAACTCCAAAACCGCCGGTGCTGTGCGCAAGATGAAGGACGCTGATGGTCGCTTCTTGTGGTCCGACGGTCTGGCGGCGGGCGAGCCTGCACGCCTCATGGGCTACCCGGTGCTGATCGCCGAGGACATGCCGGATATCGCCGCTGATGCCCATGGCATTGCCTTTGGTGATTTCGGCGCCGGTTACACGGTCGCCGAACGCCCCGATCTGCGGGTTCTGCGCGACCCATTCAGCGCCAAACCGCATGTGTTGTTCTATGCGACCAAGCGTGTCGGCGGCGATGTGACGGACTTCAACGCGATCAAATTGCTCAAGTTCTCGGCCTCGTAAGGCGCTGAGAGCACATAAGATCGGGCCGTCCCCGTGGGTGGGGTCGGCCTGATGGTGGCGCAGGCGTGCATGGCGGATCCATTGGGGTCTTCGCCCCGTATCGTCCGGCTGCTCCCTATCCGTGTGTGCGGTACGGGGGTGCGCCTGCGCCGGTTTTCCGCCCGTCAGGGGCGTCTAGGAGGCACGCATGGATTTGATCGAAACCAGTTCAGTGGATGATGGCGACCTGCCGATTGCAGCGTTTCGTGCGCATCTGCGGCTGGGCGCAGGCTTTGCTGACGAGGCGACCTCGGACGCGCTGCTGGTCCAGTATTTTCGCGCCGCGATGGCGTTGATCGAGGGGCGCACGGGCAAGGCTCTTTTGTCGCGTGGATTCCGTCTGACGATCCAGCGGTGGCGTTGGTCCGATGCCCAGGCCCTGCCGGTAGCCCCGGTTTCTGCGGTGACGGCGATGACCCTGCGCGATGTGTCGGGTGCGCCCAGTGTGGTCGATGCGTCACGGTATTTACTGGCGAGTGATCGCCACCGCCCACAAGTTGCCGCGACTGGTGCGGTGCTGCCGATGATCCCGACCAAAGGCGCGGCTGAGGTTGAATTCACCGCCGGATTTGGTGCGTCCTGGGACGCGGTACCGGATGATCTGCGTCAGGCGGTGATGCTGCTGGCCGCCCGGTTCTATGAAAATCGCACGGACGGTGATGTCAGTTTGCCGGGCGCCGTCGAGGCGTTGATCGCCCGCTGGCTGCCGGTTCGGATCACGGCAGGGGGGCATCGCTGATGCGCTATGCATTGAACCGGCCGATGGTGTTGGAAGACCCGGTGACAACGCCAGACGGGGCGGGCGGCTATACCGGCAGTTGGGCGGCGCTGGGTACGCTTTGGGCCGAGGTCCGGCCAGGCTCCGGCACGGAGCGGCGCGGTGCGATTGCGCCCGAAGGCCGCATGACGTTTCGCATCTATCTGCGGGCCGCACCACAAGGCAGCCCGCAACGGCCGCGGCCCGATCAACGCCTGCGCGAAGGGAGCCGCGTGTTCACGATCCTCGCTGTGTCCGAGATCGACCCACAAGGCACCTATCTGGTGTGCCACGCCCGCGAGGAGGTGCCCGCATGAGTTATCAAACCGCCGGAGCCTTGCAGGAGGCGTTGTATGATGCGTTGACGGGTGACGCCGTTTTGACGGGGTTGTTGGCCGGCGGCGTGCATGACGCGCCACCTCCCGGCACACCGCAGGGCACTTATGGGGTGATTGGCGTCGAGGATGCTGTTGATCGGTCCGATATATCGGGGCCGGGGGCCGAGCACCGCGTGGTGATTTCCGTGGTCAGTGATGCCTCGGGGTTTCTGACCGCCAAAAGCGCCGCCGCCCGAATTTCCCAGATGTTGCCGGATACGCAGCCGGTACTGGCCAGCGGTCGGGTCGTGGCGATCTGGTTTCATCAGGCGCGTGCGCGGCGGGTCGAGGGCGGCACAGTGCGTCGCATCGACCTGACCTTTCGCGTGCGCGTCGAAGGCTAATTCATCAATGAAAAGGAGTGGCTGGTATGGCTGTGCAAAGCGGTAAGGATCTGTTGATCAAAATGGACATGACCGGAGCGGGTCAGTTCGAAACCATCGCGGGGCTGCGGGCGTCGCGCATCAGTTTCAACGCCGAGACGGTCGATGTGACCAGCCTCGAAAGCCTCGGTGGTTGGCGCGAGTTGCTGGCCGGTGCCGGCGTCAAGGCGGCGTCGATCTCGGGTTCGGGGGTGTTTCGTGACGAGGCGACGGACGAACGGGCGCGGGCGGTGTTCTTTAACGGTGAAATCCCGAATTTTCAGGTAATTATCCCGGATTTCGGCACCGTAGAGGGGGCCTTCCAGATCACCAGCATCGAATACGCGGGCTCGTATAATGGCGAGGCGACATACGAGATGACCCTGGCCTCGGCGGGTGCGCTCGAATTCGTCGCAGCGACTCCGGTGACGGCAGATCCAACGGATTATGTGCCACCCGAGGAGTCGGTTTGATGAGCAACCCTTACGCAGGTGAGGTGACGCTGGTCATCAACGGCGAACGGCGGGTGCTCAAGCTCACGCTGGGCGCCTTGGCCGAGCTTGAGGGATCGCTGGGGGCCGACAGTCTTGTGGCGCTCGTCGAACGCTTCGAGGGCGGCGCATTTTCGGCGCGTGATGTGATGGCGCTGGTTATGGCGGGCTTGCATGGCGCTGGGCAGGCAATGGTCGCCGATGATCTGCT